ACACGGAATGAACTCGATCGTCCACCGCCAAAAGGTTGGCGGCGATGGAATCTCCGATACGAAGATGCCAGTCCACGAGCCAGGACCAGGGAGCCAGGTTCCAAAGAGTCTCGGGCGTAAGCTCGAGATTGATAAGCTCATTGAGCCGAGAGAAGTAATTCTCCGGATCAAAGCCAATCTTCGGAAGCTGAACGAACTCGCCTTCAAACCAACGTTCAACCTTCAGTGAAGAGCCATAATAGCTCTCCCCAATAAGGTTGACGCCGTCTGAATAGAACGGGTAACTTACGTTACCGTTCACCGGTGCACTTCCTTGGAAGTTCACTTGGGCGGCGGCCCACGAGGGTAAGCCCACAGATTGTGAGCGCATCCTTGATGTGGTCCCACTCACCTCAGATGAGGTAAGAGTCGGTTTCCTCCCACGAGTTCTGCGAACAATGCTGCTGGGACGCATCAGCGTCTCAGTGGCGGTTTTAAGCGCCAAACCAGCATTGATCAGATCGTTGAGAAAAGGTTTCCACCCAAACTCAACGTTCAGGTAGTCCGAGCCAGACGCCTTGAAAGCGTTCACCTTTCCCTTAAGAAGGGAAGGAACAATGCCAGGAAGCCCCTCACGGAGCTCACCGACAAAGTTGGCAAGATCGAACACCTCAGAACTCGGAGCCGCACTAACGTACAGCTGCTGGGCTACATTCTTGTAGTCCGGATAGTTTCCAGATTGGAAACCGAAATTGAGTCCAGCGTAGGAAGTCGAAGGGACGCAAATCCCATCTTCAAAACCTACAGTGAATCCATTTCTCTTCCAGAATCCCGTAAAGGGTTTGCCGATCACCTCTTTCCTCCGAAGAGCAAAGTTGTGACCGACGTCAACTGGAAGAATCCAAGCAGCGAGACCCCGCGCTTTTAGCGCAGAGTCAAATTTCTGATCTCGAGCCGAGTTCAGAAAGTACGCATACGGATCGGCAATATGATCGGGCACAAGGTCAGAATAGGGGAGTTTAGGCCCCTTTGACCGATACCCGAGCATTTCCACCATCGATTTGATGTATGGAGTCTCTGAGACACCAGTACCAGAAAAGTATCTGGTCATGATGTACTCATTGACTTTGCCTTCCGTGTAGTACGGCATGGTCCTCCTATGGTTTCGTTGGATCCAATCAGGGATATACACAGTTCCCTGATTGATTGGTCGACACCAAGTGGGCCCTCTTCTC